TGTCTTTTAATTAATCTCATTACACTACCATCCAACTTGCTGTAGCACTTAGGTTAGTAGGAGATTCTCCTAACACATCAATCTTATCTCCTGATTCTAAAACAATTTTTTCTGAATCAAAAGTAAAAGTTTCTCCTGCAGGCAATTGTACAGCATTAATAATTTGATTTTTAGGGCCGCGAGCTTCGCCTCTTTTGATTATAAACAAATCAAATCCAGTAACACCGTCTTCTTCGTGACCAGGATTAGGTGTTGAGTTGTTGCAAACCATAATCGATGTTATTGCATATCTAACAGGCGGAACATCACTACTTGGATCCCATCCTACAATCGGATCTGGTACTTCTACTAAAGACGTAGAACCTAAAATATCTACTGCTTTGCTTGCTAATGCCATTATGTAATCTCCAAATAACTTACTAGTACAGACAAAGATGTATTTCCTAATAATGCACCCGGAGAAGCATCTTGCGGTGTTGCTATTGCGTATATCTTCTCACCTTCAGATAAAATAATTTTTTCTGAATCGAAAGTGAAAGTTTCGCCTGCTTGCAATTCTAAACCATTTATTACTCTATTAACGTCTGTAGCAGATGCGCCGTCTTGCAATAAATGTAAATCAAAGGAAGCTTTTCCTACTTGATCATCAGTTGGATCAACAGCAAAGGTATTGCAAATAATAATTGTCGTTATAGCCCAATTTTCACTAGAAGGTACAGTAACTAAATCTGTTCCGGTTGTTTCTATAAAGCTGCTTTTGATTGCCATTCTTTATCCTTAAAAAATCATACTATAAACAAGTGTTCTATTATTACTTATAATTTCATCTCTAACAGTATCGTCATGAACGAAATATATTCCAGTGCCGCCTTGGCCTCTGTCAGCTATATAAAGTCTTGCTCCGTTAGTCGGAACAGTTGGCTGCAAACTTGGATCATCTAGTGTAGGCTGTTTGCTAATTTCTAATACATCTCTTACACTAACTGTACCAGTGCCTGGTGCGCTTAGAATAAGATCTTCGTTACTTGTAGTTGTTTCAATTCTTGTATCAAAAAATCTTAAATTATTTAATTCAATTTTGTCTGACTGAAATTCTGCAACTACAACATCATCAACTCCAATTTTAACTAAACTAGGAAGTCCTGTTTCTTCTCTGTCCTGTGCTTCAACAAATGTCTTTGTTAATGTACCTTCTTCGATTCTATCTTGGAAAACACCTGCAAAGTAACTATCAACATAATCAATAATAGATTTTGAATTAGGTATAGTGTCATCGTCTCGTGCTCCTAATGTAACATCGATACTATTAGCAACTGGATCGTCATAAAAGAAAACTTGTTGTTCATAATTGTATGCAGGATCAACTTTAACTGTATATAATCCACTATTATAAAGATGTATATTTTGACCTTTTGAATCGATATAGTTAGTAACTAATCCAACACTAAACCTGCCACCGCCATTTTCTTCAGTAAGCTGAAACATTCCAGGAAGTTCGAACAATCTATCGGTCATGTTTTCATTATAAACAAATTGAGAGTTACTAAATGAACCTCTATCAATTTCAATACCAGATGTGTTTAGTGTAATTCCAGCGCCTGATTCGCCGTCATTTAATACAAGAATATTATCATCAACGGTAACTTCTGTAGAATTTACAGTAGTCGTAGTTCCTAGAACAGTTAAGTCGCCTGTAATAACAACTTCCCCTGTTTCTGTACCGGTATCTAATGTAATTAATCCACCGTCTTGAACTTGTATTTTATAGTTACCGTATGGAATTCTTAAATATTTTGACATGCTTATATCCTAATAATGGGGGTCTAAGCCCCCACTAAACTTTAACTAATTGGTGTTAAAACAATGTAGTCATTAGACGAATCGTTTTCTAATGCCCATGTATATCTGTTGTCATTCCAATCAGTAGCAACACGCTTTGTAATCTTTGCTAGATTAACACGCTCACCACCGTTTGTTGGATTCCATCCAAACAAACTCATTTCACCGTTTGATGCTGGTGTTCCTGAAACTAGTGTATATGGTAAAAATTTTGTGCTGTCTGCTAAATCACCAACTCTACAAGCTTGGAAAGTTCTTGCACCACGTTGTTTTAAAATAACACCGTCTGTTCTTAACGATCCGTCGTGTAGTTCGATACGCACACCTGTTGCAGCATCTACATATGTATTAATTGCATCTACACCTAATACATCTTTTCTTAATGGTCTTCCCATTTGTTTTCTCCTTTTTAGAAGTCCTATCCGGGTTCTAACCGGTACGCTGTGGGTACAGCATAAGTCTGCCTTGCAGCACACTATCTGACACATGTATTTATCAAATAATAAAAAAGTCAAAAAAATAGGCCCCGAAGGGCCTATTTTAGTTTAGTCGTTAAACTATCTTACGAGAAGCTTACGTTGCCGCTTTCGATGCCAACGTTAGCTAAGTAATCAGCTGCGTTACCTAGTGACGAAGCAGTATTCGATAGCTCAACATATCCATAACGTGTCATGAACGAAACTGTTGGCTCGAATGTGCCTGGATCTAGGACAACACCTGAACTCATTAGTGGGATATATGGGCAGTAGAACGCTGGTGCGTCTGACTCTGATGTACCTTTGTATCCAACTAGTACTGATGTTGCATCTCCTGCATATGTATCAACATATACTTTCATTGCATTGTTTAGAGTACCTACAAACTTAGTGTTTGTTGGTGCTTCAAATGTACCTTCTGTTGTACGTGCAAATGCTGAAGTTGTAGCACTTTGTAGTAGTGTTAGCGCAAATGGGCTAACAACTGCAAAGTTACCTGCTCCACGACGAGTACGCTGAGCAATCAAGTTTGCTGCACGGTTGATTTGAACTGCAAGAGCTGCATGTTCGTCACCAACAAATGTTGCTGTACCTGATACTGTTGCTTGGTCGTAGTTTTCTACGTTCGCGCCGCCTAGTGTGCGTAGCGAGCTTAGAACTTCTTGGTCGATTTCAGCAGTAATTTCTTGTGCTAAAGCAGCCATGATTTCAGCTTCAACATCAATACCATGCTGTGACTGAGCATCTTGAGCAGCTTCGAAGGTCCAACGTGCGCTTAGTTTGCGTGTTTTTGCTTCTACAGTCTGTTTCAAGATCTGGATGCTTAGACGGTTACCTGCTGTACCCTCTAGACTTGCTGTTGGTGCTGGTGCGTTTGTACCGTCACCTGAATATGCTTCAGCAATTTTGAATGGGCTTAGAGCTTCTTCACCTGCTGTTGCACCCGAGGCGCCTGCACCTACTGTATCGCTATAGCGAACACGTAGTGTGTGGATTTGACCCACTGGACCAGTCATTGGCTGAACGCCGACTAGTTCGTTTGCGATGACTGTTGGCATTACACGACGAATAACTGGTAAAATAACTCTGTTTAGAGTTGCGACATTACCGGCAGAAGTAGCACCTGCAGTAGCAGTTTCACTCAAATACTTGCGAGTATTTTCTAGTGTTGCTGCCATTACTGACTTTTTGTTGCCTTGAAGGCCTTCAAGAAGTGCTGTCTTCGTGTCCTGCCAGCGACTTTCTAGTAGTTCTGACATTATTATCTCCTTAATTTAATCCAGCTAGACGACGGATGTCTAAAACATTCCCATCATCTGCTTTTTGTCTACTAACGTTAGTTTGTGACTGAGTGTCACGGTTGCCTGTTACTTCTGTTGCCTCTGATAATACTGCCTTACGCTTTGCTGGACTATTACCGTTAATTACTGCCGGTAGATATTTATTAAACGCCGAATTTAACTTCGATGTTTGTACTGATTCCAGTAAGTCTGTCATAATTTCTCTCTGATCTTTTGCTAATGGTGCTGTTAGATCATTTAGAATTTTTTCACGCTTTACAGATTCTTCTAAACGTGCTTTTTGTTTTTGCACAGATTCTGTAAGTGTTTTTGCTTTTGTAGCAAATGCTTTAGCTTCTGCAAGTTGCTTGTCTTTAATAGCAAGAACCTTCATTAGCTTTGCAGTTTCACCCGCTTCATTTAGATGCGAATGTGTATATTCATTTGCAAATGCTTCAAATATTTTACGACCGAAGTCGTTTCTACGTGCTGTATCAATATCTTCTTTCAGTGCAGAAATCTCTTTGTTTAGAGTTTTACTGACTGTTTCAGATACAATATTCGCACTTTTTGCAATAAAGTCTTTTTTGACTTTTGCAACATGTGATTTAGCTTCACGTACTAAACGTACTTTTGTTTCGGCTAAATCTTTTTTGTCTTCATTGAATTCTGCAATTTCATTAGATAGAGCTTCTACTACAAATTCTTCTAGCTTGCCGTAATTTTCGGCCATTGCTTTCTTGTCTGCACGTAGTTCTTGAATTTCTTTTTGTAATTGTTCTACTACAAAGCCTTTTAGAAGATTTGCGTTTTCACGCATTGCAATTGCATATTTTGCTTTTGCCTCAGAAAGACCTTTACGATCTTCTGCAAATTCTGCAATTTCTTCTGCTAGGCGCTCAGACAACATAGTATCGATTGCTTCTACCATTGTGCTTTTATCATGCTCATACTTCTTCGCAAATTCTTCACGAAGATCAGTAGTAGCAGCACGGCGATTTTCATCGACCTTTGCTTCCCAAGCTTCTTCAATTTGTGCTCTGATCTCTTCTGAAACAACATCGTTTTCGAAAAGTGTTTTCAGTGCATCTATCATTACATTCTCCTGTTTCATTGGAGTTTGTTGATTATGTTAATCAACGATTCCTTAAGATACTTTTGTGCCTTAGTGTCTTGTTTTGTTGCCTGTGCTAATTCGTATGCCTTCATTCCACCACGTGCATTCATAAGTGTTTCATAAATTGGTGTAGGATATGCACCGGGGGCGCTAGGCTGTGCCACAACGTCCACGGTGATTATTTCAAAATCAGAAACAACGTTACTGCCGTCTTCTGATACGTTACCACTACCACGAGACGAGACACCTAGTTTAACTCCGCTTTCAAGCATTGTTTTAACTAGTTGTCCCATAGGGGTTGGTAGAATTTTTAACTTGCCATAACCGTTTGGTCCATCCATCCACATATCTGTGATCATATGGCTTACACGATCTAAGTTAATATTAAGGCCTTCTGGATGATCAACTTCGCCGAGAACACTAAATCCGTTCTTACATTGATCATTGAGAGTTTTGACAGCCCTGCCAATTTCATTTACAGGATACACTCGCTGATTAGCGTTGCGAACATCGCCTTGAATACAAATACCTTTCATAAAAAGATCTTTGCCTTCGTTAGCGTTCTCAAGCACAATTTGTGCTTGATCAAATGTCAAATGCTCTCGTAAGTTTTTCATTCAGCTTTCCTTAGTTTTAGCTTCCAATTGGGCTATTTGCAGCTGGTTTCTCAGCAGCTTTGCCTTTCTTTTCAGCTCCGTGTCCTGGCTCGTTTTTCATACCTTTTTTCGATGACATTCCGCCTGGCTTATTTCTGTTGCCAGCGTCATCATCTTTTGGATTTAAATCGCCAAGTCCTGCATGGTCACCAGCTTCGTTGTCTTTACCTTGGTTTAGGTTAGATGCTGTTCCGCCCATGTCATTTTTACCAGCTGTCGGTGATTTTGCATTTGCGCCGTTGTCTCCGCCAATTTTAGCAGCATCTAAGCCACCGCCATTAACTTTTTCTACATACTCACGCATTTGTTCGCCAGCGGTTTTTTCAGCTTCATACATGTCGTCAGCCATTTCTTTGCCATACTTTTTAGCAAATTCTGCTTTTGACATTTTTTCCATGTCAGCTGTTACTTCTCTTTTATGTGAGCCTTCGTCTAGATCTTCATCTGACTCATCTACTTCTTCGTCATCTGATTCAAAAGCAAATGCTTCTTCTTCTGGCTCTTCTTCACCTTCGTCGTCGCCCATGTCATCCATGTCGTCGCCTTCGTCGTCGCCGTCCATCATTTTTTTGAATTCAGCTTCTAGATCTGCAAGTGCATCTTCTAGATCTTCAACACGGTCTTCCATATCGCCTTCTTCACCTTCGTCGTCCATGTCCA